CCGGCTGCCACGCTGGCCGTGGGCATTTCCAACGCATCCAGCGACGAATATAGCGGCATCTATCAGGTGAGCGTGATGGCACCCAAGGGCGCGACCAAAGGGCCGCCAAGGGTGGCCGCTGATGCTGTGCTGGCGTTGTTCCCGCGCGGCCTGCAATTGACGCGATCCGGCATCACCGTGACGATCTTGCGGGCCAGCATGGGGCCGGCGCTGATGGACGGTGATCGCTACGCTGTGCCGCTGTCAATTGAATATCGGGCATTCGCATGAGCGCGGGCGGTGACTTTGCGCTTGATCTAAGCAAGTTTGCCGAAAAGGCAGGCGAAGCGGCTAATGCCGTGATTAGCAAAATCTGTCTTGATCTGACTTCCAACATTATCCTTAAGACGCCGGTTGACACAGGGCGGGCGCGGGCAAACTGGCAAACCAGCATCAATCAAGCGCCAAACAATGAGATTAGCGCCACCGATAAATCCGGCACCGCGACAATTTCAGCGGCGGCGCGTGACGTGCAGAACGCACCCGGCAACGTCTTTTATATCACGAACAACCTTCCCTACATCGCTTCGCTAGAATTTGGCCTATACCGCCCAGGGCCAAAGACAGTTGGTGGCTTTTCAAAGCAGGCTCCAAGTGGTATGGTGCGGATTAGCATTAACGAAATCAGCCGCGCGCTGCGACTGTAGGAGGTCGAATTATGTCTGACGTTGTTTCTTCTGTTGGCACTATCGTTTCGGTCGCCAACGCATCGCCGGCAACCTATAACTCTGCTGGCTTTGCCGCCCTCACTTGGGTGGCTTGCGGTGAGCTTGCCGAACTGCCGGCCTTTGGCGCGGAAGCCGCGCTTGCCACTCACACCCCGCTGGCGACCGGCATTGTTGCCAAGCGCCGTGGTTCGCTGAATTATGGTAGCGTTGCTTTGACGATGGCCGTTTCGGATGACGATGCTGGCCAGACGATCTTGCAGGACGCTGCCGAAGCGGCTGCCGGCACCGACGCACAGGTTGCCGTCAAGGTGCTGCTGGTGAACGGAGAAATCCAGTATTTCACCGCCCAAGTGATGAGCTACAAGGTCAACGTGGGCAACGCCGACGCCATCACGATGGCCGAAGTGACGCTTGAAATCGACAACAAGGTTATCAAGGTCGCTGCCCCGTAACACGGAACGCCAGCGGCTAGGGTAGCACCCGAAAAGCGGATCGCCCGCCGCCTGCCGCTGGCACTTTCGGGCTGACATGAAAGGGCAAACATGGACTTGAACACGCTTAAGGCCGTAAAGGCCGACGAAGGCGCTACGCTGCAACTGGTGCATCCGCAGACCGAAGAACCGCTTGATGGCATGACCATCACGCTCTTGGGCCAAGACAGCGCCGCTTATCGCAAAATCCAGATGGCGAAGCAGCAAATGGCCTTGAACCGTCTCGCCAAGGGCAAGCGGGCAACTGCCGATCTAGACGCCGAAAAGCTGGCGGCTGAGATGATTGACGATCTGGCGAAGCTGACCGTTTCATGGACGGGCTTCGAGTTGGATGGCAAGGCGCTTAAGTGCGAAAAGGCTAACGCGGTGACGGTTTACACCGATTGGCCGTGGATTCGTGAACAGGCGCAGGAGTTTGTGGCAAACCGCGCCAATTTCTTTCGCGGAGACGATTGAAACGCTGTCGGTTTACGTCAAGCAAATCGCTTGGCTAAACACCATCCCCGAAAAAGAAAAGCGGCCAAGGCGTGACACGGTGGGCGGCGATCTGCCGCCCATCACCGCTGGCGGCTATTTGCTAGAACTGCTTTTCGAGATTGGCCCAGCCCAGCCGCTTGCGATGAGCAGCCCGGTGGCCATTAGCGAACTTGAGATAGCCGCATGGCAGGCTAATCGCGGCATCAGCCTATCGGCATGGGAGGTTGGCACAATCCGCCGCCTATCACATGATTACGCTGCGGCGCTGTCGAAGGCCAGCCAGGCATCTTGCCCGCCGTTCTTTATGTCACCGGAACGCATGACCGCAGATCGGCGCGCCAGAATCAGCAAGGCTATGTCGTCTTGGGCTGACAAAGTGAACGATGGTAAGGGTGCTTTGCAAAAATAGCCGCGCTGTGGCATAGATAGCATGAACAGATTGGGGCTTGCTGAATGGCCGAACTTGCCAGGCTTCGCATTGCAGTAGATAGCACAAGCGCCAAGACCGCCGAACGCGATCTTGAGGGGCTTGCGTCTGCGGCTGGCAATACTGGCCGCGCTGTTGACGCGATGGTTGCCAGCCAAAAGCGCATGGCCGATGCAATGCAGACCGCCCACAAGCCGACGCTTGATGCGGTGCGCTATCTGGATTCACTTAACCGTGAGCTAGAGACGGTTGGCAAGTCATCTCTGCAAATCAAGGCGCTGGAAATTAAGCTGGCCGCTGCCGCTGCACCTACGGCGGAACTGTCGCGCGAAATCCGCAACATGGGCGCGGAACTGCTTAGGGCCGAACGCAACGCACAAACGATCACGCCGCACATTGGTGGTGTTGGCAATAGCAGCAAGCTGGCCAGCCATCACGCACAGAACCTTGCCTTTCAGTTGCAGGATGTGGGCGTGAGTTTGATCAGCGGCCAAAATCCAATGATGGTCTTTGCACAACAAGGCACACAGATTGCCGGCATCATGGGACAGGCCGGTCTTAGTGTGCGCGGATTGGCTGTAGAGATTGCCGCAATGACGGGCCGCGTTGCGGCGGCTGTTGCGATGAATCCTTATTTTCTGGCTTTTGCCGCTGCGGCTGGCACGGCGTTTGTGGCATTCAAGGACTTTCAGGCGGAAGTGGGCAAGACCGGCGAACTGGAAAAGTTCCAAGCCAGCCTTGGCTTGACCCGAAAAGAGCTAAAGGAACTGGAAAAGGAAGTTGGCCCGGCTGCCATCACGATGGGTGACGTGTTCAAGGGCTTGGGCAAGACCATTTCGGACGCCTTGAACCTTGGCCCGGCTTTTGATGCGTTCAAGGAAGGCTTCTTTGCCACTTTCCGCTTTGTGGCGGAACTGGGCAGCGATGTGGCGGCTGGCATCTATGCGGCGTTCGTCGGCACCTATCAGGGCATTATTGAGACGTATAAAATGCTGCCCGCCGCAATGGGCGATGTGTTGACCCAAGCCGTCAATGGCATGTCGAGGGGCTTGGAGACGTTCCTAAACGGCTTCATTGCGTCAACAAACACGATCCTTGGCAAGTTCCAACTGCCAAAGATTGATCTGGTCGTGGACATCCCCGAACTGCAAAACCGCTACGCTGGCGCGGCTAACGCTGCCGGCACGGCGTTCACCGGGCAGATTAAGCAGGCATTCAGCGATGCCAAGGCGGGCTTTAGCGCAGCGGGCGACACACTGAGCGCCAACATCATCGACGCCGCAAAGCAGCGTATGCAGGGCGGTGCAGATACGATCCTTGACGAACGCACTTTGAAGGCGGCAGCGGAAAAGGGCGGCAAGACGCTTGGCGAGTATATCGCTATCGAAACCGGCCAGGCTGTGACGGCGCTGGAAAAGTCATTCAAATTTGACGATAGCATCATGCAAGGCGCTGGAAAGCGGCTGCAAGAAATGGCTGAGATTGGCAGCACCGCCTTCCGTTCCAGCATGGAAAAAAACCTAAACACGTTTAGCGATGTGCTGGGCGGCATTGGTGATCTATTTGGCCAGAAGATTGGCGGCGCGGTTGACCGGCTGAGTGACTTGATCCGAAAAGAGTTTCCGGCATTTTCCGCCGATATGGGCAAGGCGTTTGAGGGCATTGGGAAAAGCATCGACGGCGTGCTGGCCGGGCTTGGCACCAGCCTTGGCCAACTTGGGGCCGGCGCGCAAATTGGTTCTGCGGTTGGTGACATTGGCACCAGCATTTTCGGCGGGAACAAAAAAGGCGCGCAGGCTGGCGGTGCGATTGGCGGCGCGATTGGATCGGCTTTTGGGCCGATAGGCACCATGATTGGTTCTGTGCTGGGCAGCACGGTTGGCGCATTGATTAAAGGCAAAAACAACTTTGCCGATGTGATGCTGTCTGCCACCGGGCCGGGCAGCGTGTTCAATCAGCGCGGCGGCGCAGAAAGTCAAAAGGCAGGCTTGGCGCTTGGAACCGAATTTAGCCAAACCCTAAACGCCATTGCAACCGTGCTTGGCGGAAAGGTGGGTGGTGGTCAAAACTTTGGCAGCATCGGCTTTTCCGGTGAAGAATTTTATTTCAACGCTATGGGCGGCGACTTCAAGGCGGCTGGCAATCAGCGTTTTGCCAGCGCAGAGGCAGCGGTTGCAGCCGCGATCAAGAATGCTGTTACGAAAGGCGCATTTGAAGGCTTGACCGAAAGCAGCAAGGCACTGGTTGAAAAGCTGGCGGGCCTGGGCGCTGATGAAATCTTGAAGGTCCTGGAACAGATCACCGCAGCACGCAATGCGCTTGCCGATGCTTACAACCGCGAGGCCGCTGCCATCGGCGCGACGATTGAAAAGTTTGCCGGCTTCACCGCCAACCTTGAAAGTTTCCGCGCATCCTTGGCCGAACAGCTTATGACCGCAGAGGAAATATATCAGGCCGCCCGCGTTCGCTTTGATGAGATTAGCGCAGCGGCGATCAAGGGCAACGAAGATGCGATTGCCCAGCTTGTTGGCGTCTCACAAAATTACCTGAACGCTGCCGCCAACTTCTTGACGCCGGAAGAATATAACCGCGAAATTGAAAACGTCATGAAGGCGGTTGACCTGGCTATCGTCCAAACAAAGACGATGGAGGAATATGCACAGAGTCAGCTTGATGCGCTGAATGCAAGCGTTGAGGGACTGATTACGCTGGATCAAAGCGTTTTGAGCGTGGCCGATGCAATCAAGAACTTGCAAGGCATTTTGACTAGCATTGCCACGCGGGCCGCTGAGTCTTACGTCAATCCGGCCTATGCCCAAGGTGATGCGTATGCCGGCACTGGTGGAACACCGCCTCCATTTGCCAATGGCGGTATGCATAGCGGCGGCTTGCGGATGGTTGGCGAAAATGGCCCAGAAATTGAGGCGACCGGTGCAAGCCGCATCTATAACGCCAATCAGACATCCGACATTCTTAGCGGCGGCCTGACAACGGCTAACCAGATTTCCGCGTTGCGCGATGAGATGCGCGCCAGCCTTTACGCCATCGCCAAGAACACCGGCAGGACGGCTAACCAGCTTGTGCGGTGGGATGGCGACGGCTTGCCAGAGGCAAGGAATTACTGATGAAAATTGTAACGCCGCAGCCCATCACATCCGCAACGCTGACCGCCTCTAATGTGGCGATCACGGAAACGCTGTGGACGGCTGGCACCTATACGCTTGGCCAAGAGCGTTATGTTGGCACCCGGCTTTATAGAGTCATCGTTGCCTCCACTACGGACAATCCCACAGTCGGCGTGACGTTGACGCCGCCAAGCTGGCAGGACATTGGCGCGATCAACCGCTTCAAAATGTTTGATGACGTAATCAGCACTCAAACAACGCGCACCGGAACGATTGTGGTCACCGTTGACCCGACTCAAATCATCAACGCTGCCGCCTTCTTTGGCCTGGCGGGCAACACGATCAACGTGACCATGAACGATCCGGTTAGCGGAGTTGTCTATAATCAGACAAAGACGTTGCAGGACAACACGCTGATTGTTGATTGGTATGCCTATTTTTTCGAACCAATCTATCCGCTTACCGATGCGGTTTTCACCGATCTGCCCACATATCTGAATGCCACCATCACGGTGACAATCAACGCTGGCGCGGCCACGGCGGCTTGCGGCGAAATGGTGATCGGGCGGCAATCACTAATCGGCGTTGCTAACTTTGGCACAAGCGTTTCGATTCAAGATTATTCGATCAAGACCACCGATGCCTTTGGCAACACGGTGGTTGAACAGCGCCGTTTTAGCAAGCGGGCCGATTACGATGTGACGGTGGAAAGCAGCCGCGTTGCCACGGTGCAAAAGCTGTTGGCCGATATTCGCACAACGCCGACCGTGTTTATCGGTGAAGATGATCGGCCCGAAACTGTGGTTTATGGGTTTTACAAGTCATTCGATATCGTGATATCAACGCCAAGCATCTCTGATTGCGCCATTGAGGTGGAAGGACTAACCTAAATGCCCGCACCGACTATCACGCCGCTGCCCCCCGCACCGTCGCGTTCAACCGATCCAGCTACTTTTGCGACGGAAGCGGATGCCTTTGTCGGTGCGCTGCCGACATTTGGCACTGAGGCAAACGCTTTAGGAATTTATATTGATGCGGCGGCGGCGCTTGGGCAAGCAGCGACTGCCAATTTCAAAGGCGCTTATGCTGCCGGCACCACATACCAGATTGGAGAGTCTGTTTTATACAATGACTTTTTCTGGATGGCGCTAACAATCAACACAGGCGTTACGCCGGTTGAAGGTGCAAACTGGCGCAATGTTTCAATTGTTGACGGAGGCACATTCTAATGCCGACCATTATCAAAGTTAAGCGCGGCACAGAAGCCAATCGCGCAGCCGTAACGCCTGCCTCTGGCGAATTTCTGTTTACCACTGACAACAAGAAAGTTTTCATTGGTGACGGCACAACGGCTGGCGGCGTTTCTGTGGGCGGCGCTGTTGCGTTTGAACAATCAATCAAGGCTGTCAATTATACGCTTGTGCTGCAAGACGCTGGAAAGCAGATTTTTCACCCTGCATCTGATGCGGCAGTCAGGACATATACAATTCCTGCCAATTCTGCTGTGCCGTTTCCTATCGGCACGGTTGTGTTATTTACAGTGGAAAATGGCGGGACGTTAGTAAACGTAGCAATAACGAGCGACACGTTGGTGTTTGGCAACGGCACAACAGGCACAATTTCTGTTCCCGTAAACAATACACTAATGTGCATTAAAGTTACCGCAACAAAATGGATGGCTAACTACCTTTACCAAACAGGCGCTCCAGTATCGCAATCTTTAGCTGTAGCCCATACGACAACACCTTTTATTACGGCTTATCCTTGGTCTACTAGCGGATTCGGAACTAAGTTTGCCAATCCAGCTACGTTGCCAAGCACTCTCGGAAGTGGAGTAGCCTTTAACTCATCTGGCAATGCTATTGCAGTAGCTGACCAAGGCTCACCTTCTATAAAGGTGTATAATTGGTCAAATAATGGTTTTGGCGCAAAGTTTGCAGACCCAGCTACATTTCCGGCTGGCAATAGCCTTGGCGCAGCATTTAGCCCCTCTAACAACGCTATTGCCGTAGCGCACGTAAGCACACCTTTTGTTTCTGTTTACCCTTGGAGTGCTATTGGCTTCGGAGCTAAATACACTGACCCCGCTACGCTGCCGACTGGTTTTGGCTCAGAAGTAACTTTTAGCCCATCCGGCAACACTCTTGCCTTAGCACACAGTGTTTCGCCATTCATCTCGGCATACCCTTGGAGTGTTAGTGGCTTCGGGACTAAATTTACCGACCCTTCTACGTTGCCGACGAATGTGGGCCAAGCAGTAGCCTTCAACCCAGCCGGTGATGCTATCGCTGTTGCACACGTTACATCGCCATTTATCTCTGTCTATCCTTGGAGTGGTTCTGGATTTGGCACTAAATTTGCTAACCCTGCCACGCTGCCAACAGGTTCGGGTAATGGTGTAGCATTCCACCCGTCTGGCACTGCCGTTGCAGTATCTCATGAAACAACGCCTTTTATCTCTGTCTATCCTTGGAGCGGTTCTGGTTTTGGGACTAAATTTGCCAACCCAGCGACATTGCCTGTGGGTAATGCCTATGGCGTTGCGTTTAATCCTTCTGGCGATGCTATTGCCGTGGCGCACCTGACCACACCTTTTGTTTCCGTCTATCCTTGGAGCGGCAGCGGTTTCGGCACTAAGTTTTCTAATCCGGCGACACTGCCTGCGGGTGCTGGTTCTGCCGTAGCGTTCACACTTAGCTCGCAATAGGAAATTTATGAAATACGAACAACTTCCAACAGACTACAAATACGACACTCTTGCGGATGCGCTATATGCTCGTGAGGTCGAATATTTTCATTATGACTTCGACGCCAAAAACTTTGAGCATTTGTTAGCCAATGCCACAGACAACGAATTTGCGGCTAACGTAGCGGAGCGCCTTGACACTACTCGCAAGCAAATGGGCAACGTCATGGCTGTTGTGGAAGCACTAAAGGCACAGATTGACGATCAAGCGGAATACGAGGCGGCGGTGGTTCGAGTCACAGCCAAGCGCAAAGCAAAGGAAGTTGAGGGATGAGCCTTTATTACGTCCAAGCCCAAGGCGACACCTTCATCCGGCACATCCATGATGTCGAGCCGACGCGCTGGGACGAAGATAACTTCTGCCGCGTGGTCAAGCTGACACCCGATCAAATCGTGCAGTTCGGGATTCATCAGTTGAAGCTGGTCACGCCGCCCTACTTCGATCCCGCCACCCAAAAGCGCGAGCATGGCCCCGCGTTGCTGATCGACGGCGTGTGGACGCAAAACTATATCGTCACCGATTTGGACGGCGGGGAAGCCGCAGCTAAGTCAGACGCTCAGTGGGCCATTGTTCGCACTGAACGCAACGCCAAGCTGGTCGCATCAGATTGGACGCAAGTCTTGGACGCGCCTGTTGATGCCGCCGCATGGGCCGAATATCGCCAGGCGTTGCGTGACATCACGGAACAGGCCGATCCGTTTGCGATCATGTGGCCGCCCATCCCAGCCTAATCCAATTGAACGCAAGCGCCGGCTGTAGTATTGTTGCGCGAACCTAGGAGCCAACGCATGTCAAGCCCGGTGCATCACGTTATGGAGGGGATGAAACCGGCTGGTGACATCCTTTCAATCGGCGTGGTGCTGGCCACCTTGGCGTCATGGCTGCCTTCGGTTGCGGCGATCTTCACGATTATCTGGACGGCGATTCGCATTTACGAAACGCAAACGGTGCAACGCCTGCTAGGCAAGACCACATAATCCGCCAATCGTCGCAGGGCGATCCTGTCGCAGCTAACAGGTGAGACGTGCCGCGCAATCAACATGAAATTGATCCGGCACAAGATGCCAAGATTTATGCGGCATATGTAGAAGCCGGCAACAGCGCGCGGGCCTTGGCGAGAACGGGCCGCTATGGCAGCAAAACCGGCATCTTGTCAGCGGTGCGGCGACACAAGCAAAGCCAGGGCGAGGCCTACGGGGCTGGCGGCATCGGGCAAGGTGCGGAACGCGACGGGCATAGCCCCTACATAATCAAAGGCGTTTCAACATACTTTGATGCAGACGGCAATCAGCGCGCTCAATGGGTGAAAACCCGGCTAGATGACGAACAGCGGCAAGAGGCGATCCGCGCGGCGGCGGAAGCCTTGGCCCAGGACATACCGCCAGCGGAACCCGTCACGCCACCGACTGCAACGCTGGCTGATCTGCTAAACTTATACGTTTTCACGGATTACCATGTCGGAATGCTGGCGTGGCACCGCGAGGGCGGCCAAGATTGGGACTTGGCCATTGCTGAAAAACTGATAACAAACGCTTATCGCCATATGATCGACAACGCGCCAGCGGCTAAGGTTGGCATTGTCTGCCAGCTTGGCGATTGGTTCCATTACGATAGCTTCAAGCCGTTGACGCCGGCAAGCGGGCATTTGCTAGACGCTGACAGCCGGTTTCCCAAGATGATTGAAGCTGGCGTTCGCATATTGCGCCGCATTGTCGGCATGGCCCTAGAACGGCATGAGCAAGTGATCGTGCTACACGCCGAAGGCAATCACGATGAGGCTAGTAGCGTTTGGCTTCGCGTCATGTTTAAGGCGTTGTTTGAGAATGAGCCTCGCGTTAGGGTAGAGGATTCGCCGCTGCCTTTTTATGCCTATCAGCATGGGGCGGTTATGCTGGCGTTCCATCATGGCCACAAGGTGAAGATGGACGGCTTGCCGGCGCTGTTCGCCAGCCAGTTCCGCGAAATGTGGGGGCAAACAACAATGGCCTATGGCCACAGCGGCCACTATCATCACGAAGTGGTGAAAGAGTTTAGCGGCATCAAATGGATGCAGCACCCAACGCTTGCAGCCCGCGATGCCTATGCGGCGCGTGGCGGTTATCATGCGGAACGGGCAGCCTATGCGATCAGCTATCACGCCAAATATGGGCAAGTTTCAACGCTAACCGTCAAGCCGGAAATGTTTGAGTGAGCGTTGCGCGTGTCCCTTGGGAGGCGCTGAAACCAGAAGCCTTTGCCGATCATGCCGACGATGTGGCGCTAATCTATTGTCACAAGTTTGCCGGTGAGGCAGCCAAAGAAGCGGCGTGGATGGCCGCCGTTATGGCCCGGCATGGAAACCCACCGGAAAAGATGATACAAGCGGTGCTTGTGAGGGCGTTGCGCCTGGCGGCTTTGGAGTTGGAAGTGGCGTCATGGTTGACCCCCTCTGGCACTGGGCCATCAATTACGGACGACTGACTGATGTGGACGTGGGATCAAAGCGCCGGAACATTGTCACGCGATGGCGTTGTTATCTCGCGCGGCTATTCCGGCAAAGGCGCGGGCAAGAATAACCCGGCAATGGAAGCTGTGCGTGGCACTGGCCCGTTGCCGCGCGGGCGCTATCGGATCGGCGCGCCTCGCACGTCTGCCCGCACTGGCCCGTTCGCAATGGACTTGTTCCCGGTGGATGCTACGCCTGGCGACACGCGCCACGATACCACCGGGCGCAGCGCCTTCCAGATTCACGGCGATAGCGTCAAAGCGCCCGGCACCGCTTCCAGCGGTTGCATCATCCTGCCGCGCGCCGTGCGGGAACGCATTTGGAACTCTGGCGATCATGTCATTGAGGTGGTGCAATGATCGAATGGCTTAAATCCCGCTTACATGAGCGCAGCACTTGGGCCGGTATTGTCGCCATTGCGCTGGCCATCTCGCTGCTTGTGATCCCGGTGATCATGCCGGCTGATGCTGCGGCACTGGCAAGCCAGAATGTTCAATGGCTGATCACGGCGTTGTTCGTCGGCGGGCTGGGCGGCGTTGTCTGGCATCGGAAAATCTAACCATGTTCGTGCCAGCTTGGGCAATCCGTCTTGCGCCATATATCGGCGGCCTGCTGCTGATCGTGGCGGCTTATGTGTGGGCCTATGGGCGTGGCGTTGATGCAGAGCGCAGCAAGTGGCAGGCGGTGCAAGCCAAAGCGGCAGAGATGCAACGGCAACGCGAGTTGGTTTTGCAGGCGCAAGTTGATGCGGCTGGCGTGGCGCTGTCAGAAGCGCAGTCGCGTATTTCTAACAACGCCGGCAAAGCGCAAACCATAACGAGGACATATTATGTTGCGAACCCTAGCAGCAATGTTGCTTGTCTTGATGATGGCCGGGTGCAGCACATCGCGCAAAGTGACGCCGCCGCCATTGGCAATCCCGCAGCCGCCAAGTGACGCTTTACAGCCATGCGCCATCCCGGCATTGCTTGGCGGATCGGCGGAAGCGGTGGAGTTGGCGTTGATCGAACGCGGTGCAGAGATTGCCCGCTGTGAGGCCAAGCGGCGGGCGCTGGTGCAAGGCTGGCCGAAGTGAGGTGATGACATGGCGAAAGACCCAAGACTAAAGGCGGTGGGCGTGGAAGGCTATAACAAGCCGAAACGCACACCGACCCATCCGACGAAAAGCCATGTCGTTGTCGCCAAGGAAGGCGACGAAATAAAGACGATCCGCTTCGGCCAGCAAGGCGTGAAGGGATCGCCACCGCGCGAAGGTGAAAGCAAAGCCGACAAAGCAAGGCGGGCTGCCTTCAAAGCCCGCCATGCTGAAAATATCGCCAAGGGCAAGATGTCCGGCGCTTATTGGTCAAACAAGGTGAAATGGTGATGCCACTCAAGATGGGATATAGCGCCAAGAGCGTGAGCGCCAACATCAAGGCGGAAATGAAAGCCGGCAAGCCGCAGAATCAGGCTGTTGCCATTGCCCTGTCGGTTGCCCGCAAGGCTAAGGCCAAAGCCAAGAAAAAGGGCTAACTGGCGTCCATTGGTGTTGGCGTCATCAGGTTAGCGTTGCCACGTTCGCGGCCATTGGCGCGGGCAGCCTCATAAATAGCGCGGCGATGCCGGCGCAGCGCATCTGTGAAGCGGTAGACGCTGCCCCAACCAAAATGATGCGCCAATTCGGTCAATGTCTTGTCGCCAATGTCACGATCAGCGGCGGGCAGCGTGGGCATAGTGCCGGGCGGGCGTGGCGGATTGGTCGTGCGCTTCGGGCTTTCTTCATTGGCCATCCGCACTTCCACCGATCTAACCTGTGACAGATGCGCCCTAATGCGCTCGTTAGCATAAATGCGAACCATGCGGCCATCAGGATAGAGATTCCAAAAGCGCCGATCATGAATAATGACTTTCGGCTTCATGTCACAGACTCGCAGGCTGGCGGTTGGCGGAATGCTTGATCATTGCGGCCAGCACGGTTTGATTGGCTAGGCGGCGGCGGCGCTGCAACTGCCATGTGTAAATCGGCTGTCCCTCACTAGTTAGGGCGCGATGCCACATTGCGAAAATATAGCCTTCGTCATCTAGCAGCCTCACAAAGCGGCCAAGATCACCGGGAATGGAGTGGGTGGCATCACTAACAATCTTGGCGACGATGTTGCCTTCCGGCGCGTCCATCACCCAGCTTGCAACTTCCTTGGCGCTATACATTGTGCGTCTCCTTAGATCATTGCCAGCAAGGCAAGGCAGATAAACAGGCAGGCCATTGGCAGGGCTTCGCGTAGCATGTGTTGTCTCCCGTTGTTGGTTGATGGGGGCCGAAGCCCCCAGTTTGCATCAGCCACGGCCCACATGATGAAATCCGTAACCCCAAGAACGAGAATCACGGATACGAGCGTTTTCCCAAGCCACACGCTCAAGATAAGCAGCCTCTTTAGCGATCTGAGCTTCGGTATAACCTGCGGCGCGAAGGGCGGCTTCCAGTTCGTTGTTCATCTGTCTTCTCCTCATTGGTGGGGCGCTGCCCCGTTGTTGTTGAAGCCACATTGCCAACGTCCGTCCTATGCGTCAAGCATAAAAATATGCTTGCAGCATTTTATTTTGACCCCTATGGGCAGCGCATGAGCAAAATCATGACCCATGCAATGCGCGCCGCTGGCTTGAATGATGTCACGCTGGCGGCGCTAATCGGCTGTTCGCAGTCACATATCAACCGGATTCGGAACGGCAAAATGGTGCCGCGACGGGTGATGGCCAACGCTATCGAACGCGCCTTAAGCGTTCATGGCCTGGCCGATGAACTGACCAAAAAAGAGAGGGACAACGCATGACGCTAAAGAACTGGACGCCGGACGAAGATGCAATTCTGACACGCATGATGCAGGCCGGTGACACCTACGCACAGGTCACAGCCGCTTTGCCGGGCCGGAATATTTCAGCGATCAAATGCCGCGCTTACCGGCTGAATTGCAGCAATACCCGCGTTGATGGGCGCTGGCATGGCAAAGCCGACGCCACGCTGCGGCAAATGTGGTCTGATGGCGCAACCATTATGGAAATTGCAGATCGGCTTGGCGTAGCTCACACATCGGTTCGCCGCCGCATTGAGCGGATCAATCTGCCGCCGCGCAAGTCAGCGGTTCGCGCAATCGGCACCGGCTGGGCTGCTAATGATCTGGCTATTGAGCGCAGCATTCGCCAAGCCACGGCGGCATTCGAGCGCCATTATCGTGACGTAGCAGCCAAGCGGCGATGGCATGTCTGGCAATATGCAGCGTAATGTTTTGGCGGCGGGCTTAAAAACCCGCCGCTTTTATGTGCGCTTCAATCTGGCGCTTGGCATCGTCTGCACCATAGCAAACCAACACCGTCTGGCCGATTGATGCTAGGTAAAGGTGCCAGCTTTTTTGATCTGGCGACAAGCGCCCGCCCTGTGATCGCTTCATTTCCACCCACAAGCCCCAGGCCGGCACGAAAAGATCGGGAACGCCACGCGACACGCCTTCGGCTTTCAGCTTGGCCGCAGTGGCGCGTGATCGCCAGCCGCCATTCGGGATCGCAAATATGCGAACATCGCTAAACTTGCGGCGGAACCAGAACACCACTTCGCGCTGTTCTTCATGCTCTGTCGGCAGTGGCTGCGCCCGCTCCTTCAAAACGGCACCTCCCTTGGCTGCACATCGTATGGATCGTGTTCCTTCCAATCCGTGCAGGCGTTTGGCGTTCCCTGAAACTGATGCGGTGGCGTTGCGGCGTGTTTGTGGCAATGGTTCGTTTCCCTGTGGAAATAGTTGCAATCCCAACACAGTCTAGGCCGGGCATTTTCCCAGTCAATCAGTGCGGGTGGCTTGGCGGCTTGGCTCATGGCGCTTCCCCACACCACAGGCCACATTCAGCGTCCATGTCCGGATCGTTGTCAAAAGCGCCAGCAAATATGTCGCCTTGCCTGCGGACGGCGTTAATCAAGTCCACGTAGCGATGTTCTTTTCGGAACTGCCGCCCGCTTTGTTTTTTGTTAACGGCAGTGGCCATCGCCTCCATATCTGCCCACCATTGCAGGGTGCCGGGACGGGTGCGCTCAACCTCCATAAGTTTGGGGCGCGCCTTCAAAAAGCAGCCGTCACAGTTGCCTTCAAACGGCAGCAGTTGCAGGTCAAAATCCTGTTCCGCCCACCATGCCCGCACATCGCGTTGGCTCACCCCGGCGTCATATAAGGGAAACACGCTGATCCACGGCTCTTTGCCCTTTTGATTCACTGCCTTCCCGCGTTCAACCCGGTGTTCTTCGTCGGCGCGCAGGCCAACTACGTTTGTCCAAGACTTGTATCCCTGCGCCCGCATGAAAAACTTCATGGGTTCAATTTTCAGTTCGGTGGTGCAGAAGCGCATTACTGAACAAGGGAGATAGGTTTTCCGTCTAATCAGCCGTTCAAACGGTTCACCGTTCCTGCTGGCGCTGTTATAGCCAATTTCGACAAACCGACTGGCAAAGTCTTTGCTTTTTCTGTCTGCCTGCTCAACCCATCTGATGTTGACATCCCACCGTGTCGCGCACTCATGAACGAACCGCAACGTTTCCTCACGTTCCTTGCCGGTGTTTGCAAATGTCACATGCACATCATCCGGCAAGCTGCCGCCGTGGGCTTGTAGGATGCGCCACAGCATATAGCCACTGGTGCGGCCACCGCTGAACGAGATCAGAGCCGGGCCTTCTATCTTAAATGGATCAGTCATCCCCATAATCTCCCAATGATGCGATAATATTTACCGTCGCGTTTATATGTGATGCCCGCTGGCGGCTTGCCACCGTTTAGGATCGCCGCAACACCGTCTAGCGTCATGCTAGGCTTAAGCGCAACGCGGGCATTGCTGGCGATGATGCCAAGCGTGGCCACCGCCTTTTCACCGGCATAGCCTTCATGGGTGACGGTAAGATATTCCTTCACGCCAGGATCGGACAATGCACCATAATAGGTGACTTCCAGCATGTCTTTGCCGCTGGTCTTAGACGTATGCTTGCGCCAGCGCCATGATGTGACGGGCATTTCAGAGGGCGCAAATCCCATAATATCGTCGTTGTGCAGCCGATAGGTTTTAGGCTCTGGCGCGGGAAACTCTGAGCCGCAAGCCGGGCAGATTTTCACGCTGGGATGGCATAGCTCATCGCAAAACTCGCAGACTTTTACAGGCGCTTCACCGTCGCCTTTGCCGGCTTTGGTTGGCGGCTGCACAGCAGTGATCGGGCCATGCGTGGCCACAACGCCGGCAAAGTCTAGAACTAGGCAATCAGCCTTGCCCGGCGCAACACGAAGCCCGCGCCCAGCCATCTGCACATAGAGTGCCGGTGACATAG